TATCTTTGCACGCTCATAAAAAAACGACCCATTAAAAATAGTTAGGGAGCATAGCTCAGCTGGTTCAGAGCATCTGCCTTACAAGCAGAGGGTCACAGGTTCGAATCCTGTTGCTCCCACAAGTAGAAAGTAAAAGCCCTTGCATCTCAATAAGTTGCGAGGGTTTTTCTTTTTGGGGTAAAACATAGGTAAAACATTTTCAGATGTTGTTTTACCTGAAAAACAAAGCATTGAAAGTGCTCCATTACTGGCTTCTAATGCATTTTTATTATTTGAATTTTTTGTCATGTTTTACCTCTGAAAAAGTTTTCTAATTTACATTCATTTTCTCTCATTTGCAAATATTTTCCAACCTTTTTTTCATATTTTTCAGAGACAAAAACCGTTAAACTCTAACCTGATTTTTCAGCTATACTGCAGAATATTTCCGGCACCTCCCCTATTTATTTGATGCTGGCAGGGAGACGGTCCATCCCAAGAACCGGAAACCACCAGTTGAAATTAACCACACAAAAAAAGCCACAGCCGCCATAATACGCCTAACCGCAGCACATAGCCGAACCGAAAAATAAGCTTGGACTACTGTATGAACGCATGGATTCATTTTAACCTCTTATGCAACCATTTTTTGTAAGCGGAAAATAAAAAGCAAAAGGAAACGGAATATAAATGATTGGTTGTGTGTGAGCCGTTGAAGTAAAAGTTTCAATACAAAGACAGAGCTTGAATGAAATGAAAATAATAATGGGTGCGAGACATTGTGTTTTTATGCCGTAGTCTTTTGTTTTTTTATTTTTCGCGTGGCACATCTTTGCATAAGAGGTGAAAATGAATAGCGGAGGGAAAATGGAAGCAAAATGATGATTGTATTTTACTTAACTTTCCTCTAACTTTAAGCAAAAAAAAATGCCATTTCTTGAAATAGATGATTACCGTTTTTCAATCAAAATTCCTATGCTAATGGCATTGGTGGATAATGATGATACAATAGTGCATGAATTAACGAATGAAGCAGTGAATGAAATGTCAAGCTATTTAAATGCACGATACAGGGCAGCTGAATTATTTGATAAAACAGGAGATGCAAGGGATAAAACGTTAATGATGTATTGTAGGGATATTGCTCTTTTTCACATTCTTTCGATTTACAATTTCAGAGTAATACCTGCAATCAGGGAAACGCGCTATAAGAAAGCTTTACTTTGGTTACAGGAAGTTTCTCAGCAGAAAATAAATCCTGAAGGTTTTCCGATTAATGATAAGTCGTTTGTGAAAAGCGGAACGAATGACAAAAGAATAAATCATCAGCTATGAAGGCGAAACGAACAAAAGGTAAAACACCAGAAATTATACAGAAGATTGAAGTTACACAAACACGAAGGGCTTCACAGGATATTGATTCCTGGCGCAATGCTATTAAAGCTGCTGAAAGTATTTTTGCCCCTCGAAGGGTTTTGCTTTATGATTTGTATTCGGAAATTTTGTTAGACGGACACCTCACAGCCGTTATTGAAAAAAGGAAATTATCTGTAAGCAATACTCCTTTACATTTTGTGCAGGAAGGGAAAGTGAATCAGCAAATAACTAATATGATCGCAACAGAGAATTTTCTTGTTTTGCTTGGCTATATACTTGAAAGCAAAATGTGGGGACATAGTTTGATTGAACTTTCATTTGAAGATGGAATTTTAGTGCCACAGCTAATTCCGCGAAAACATGTTGTACCGGAAAAGGGAATTATCCTGAGAAATCAAAATGATGTGGGGGGGGTTTCTTTCAGGGAGCTGCCTTATCAAAACTATACGCTTGAAGTAGGTGAAAAGGATTCGCTGGGGTTGTTGATGAAAGCTGCGCAGTATGTGATTTACAAGCGTGGGGGATTTGGTGACTGGGCGCAATACTGTGAGTTGTTTGGAATGCCTTTTCGCGTAGCGAAATATGATGGCTATGATGAAAAAACTCGTACCGATTTAGAGAATGCTTTGAAGGCTGCAGGAAGCGCTGCCTACATTGTAATACCTAAAGAAGCGGATTTGAATTTTATTCAGAACAATACATCAGGCAGCAGCATACTTTATGATATGCTGATTGATACCTGCAATAAAGAACTATCAAAGCTGATTCTCGGGCAAACAATGACCACAGAAGCCGGTGGAGCTTTAGCGCAAGCTAAAGTACATCAGGAAGTTGAAAAGGAAATACATTACGCAGATAAGCTGTTTGTAAAAAATATCCTGAATGACCGATTGATACCCTTGTTACAGGTGCATGGCTTTAATGTTGACGGTGGAAAATTTATATTCCAAGAAAAGGAAAACATTGATAAGAAAACACGGCTTGACATGGATTTGAAATTATCAGAGAAAATAAGAATAGATGATTCTTATTTTTATGAAACCTACAATATTCCATTACCAAAAAACATGAAAAATGGCAGCATTAACTAATATTTATACCAAAGTAATTGAAACCCTCAGAGTAGGTGGATTGCCTTTTAGCTGCTACGATATAGACATGGGGCAAATGGAAAGTGAGGGAATCGAATTACCGTTGCAATACCCTGCAATCCTGATAAAATTAGGCGATGTTGTGTGGAGGGATTTTTCAGATGATGTGCAAATTGGAACAGTCACACTTTCAGTAAAAGTGATATTTCAATTTCAAAAAGAGGATGAAATGATAGCACAATCGGGACCAAGAAATGAGGTTATCGAAAATCTTGAAATGCTCGAAAATATCAATACAATTATTGCCGGAATTACTGGCGATAGTTTTAATAAGTTCAGGCGGTTTAACCAGTATCATCCTGAAACCAAATCTAAAGAGTTACTCTGGATACATGTTTTGCAATATCAATGCAACATTATGAGTAATGGTGATGCTCCTGACCCTGCTTTGGATTTAGATGTTGACAATTTAAAAAATAATAATTCGTTTTTGGAGCGAAGGAAATACAGCTTAGTAAACAAATAAAAAATCCCGCTACATGCGTGATTCCTTTAATATTTAAATTATTATTACGACTGCTGAATGATAGCACAAACTCCTTTGTGGTCATTCCTGCGTTTTCTACCACCCATTCTTACCAATGCCGAATAAATATCACCATAGTAAGTTGGATCACCGAGGTTCTCAAAGAAGTCAATTGTGCCGAGGGCACGTTCCACAGTGTTTTTCTGCCATGCAAAAGCTACTCCATTATCTGTTGCTGCACCTGCTGTGCCAGGGGTTTGAATTACGGGTGTTCCTGCATTGTTGGCAACGCCAACGGTTGTGCGTTCCATCAAGTAGAAACCGTAAATTTTACCTATCACGCCTTTAGGCAAATCCAAATCCTTTGAAGATTCGCGGTAGGTTGAAATATTCAACTCATCCATTAATTGGTCGTACATATCAGAATCAATTAAAAGATACCTATCTTCTTTAGGAACGTTTTGTTTGTTCAATAACAAACGGGCTGCCTTAACATCAGCAAGCATGAATTTCTTTCTTGTGCCGGTTGCACTGGGCAAGTGAGCAGTTACGTTTGCCCCAGAGGTGCGAACAATGGAACTTGCATTTTCTGCTCTCCAATTGTAAAGCATCCAGTCTGCCACAAGCTGGCGCAAAGCTGATTCATACTCGCTCAAAACATTTGAGAGTTTGTCATAAGCCAACTCAACGGTGTCAGCATTAGGAATAAGAATCGGGTCGGTTGTAAATTCGTCAATGCTGTAAGTGATGTCCACATCTGTACGCTGTATAACGGTTGCAGGAAGCGTTGTACGATTCTTTACAATCGTTGCTGTTGAACCTGCATTGGGAATATGCACTACCTTACCTTCCAAAACATATTGATCAGCATTGAAAGCATAATTCAAAAACTCGTTGTCTTTAAACAAGTTTTCCTGAATGTGGCGTGTCCAAATTTCTTTTTGTATTGCCATGATTAATTAAATTTTAAAGTGAAACTGTTTTTGAATTTTTACCGAACTCTTTTTTATAAAGCGCCTGATATTTCACTGGCTCTTTCTCTTTCATTTCGGCAAGCAGTTGGGGAGCTTTCTCTTGGAAGTCACGGAAAGTTTTATATTCCGGTGCATCAACAGAAGTGGTTTGTAGTTGTGATGTTATGCTCCGATACGGTGTTCTTTTACTTAACGCTGTTTTAGTAGCCTCATAGTTAGATTCCGCAAGGGCAACATAGGTTACTCTTTCATCTTCAGTGATAAGCATTGCTTTTATTGCACCTTCAACAAGGTCATGAACTTTTTGCTTTTGTGATTGCTGCAACTGGTTTTGAAACTCCGTATTTTGTTGCTTCAGCTTTTCGTTTTCCTCTTTCAACTCGTGGGTTGACTTTTGCTGTGTTTGAAATGTTGCAAGAACGTCTTGCTCGGTTGCTGATTCAGGCAAACCATATAGCGACCTGAACTGATTAAGAATTTGCATATCGTTATTGTTTAAAGAATTTTCAATTTGAATATTGTAGAACTGCCACACCTCCTTTGCATTTTCCTTTTTCTTGGGTGACTTTTTAATTACACCGTCAAAAATTTCATCCACCAGATTTTGCTTTACTGCATCAGAAGCATTAAACCATGTGTCTTTACCCCGCTGCATCCATGCAGCCTGAATTTTTTCTTCTGCTGTACCTGTTCTTTCAGAATAGATAGAGAGCAAAGATTTTTCAAGCTCATCCATGAGCATCGCGGTTTCTCTCAACTTGTCAGCATCACCATTTGCAGAACCGGAAACGCGGTGAATCATCAGTTGTGCAAAGCGTGACATAAATATTTTAGAACCAGCCAAAGCAATTACACTTGCCATTGAAGCTGCAAGTCCATCAATATAAATGTGGATTTCAGCCGGGCTATTTTTTAGTGTATTATAGATGGTGATTCCTTCAAAAACATCGCCACCTGCGGAATTGAGGCGCACATTTATTTTGTTGTGCTGAGATTCTAACTTTTTAAAATCAGAAATGAAACGGCTGCTATCTGTGTCTTTCCAGTTACCGATGAAACCATACAGCAAAATTTCTGCTGAATTTTCATTTTGATTTATGATGTAAGAATCATTCATAAAAGTAAAATTACAATGTAGATGTTAGTGATTACGATAATAAGAAAGACGTTGCATCCTATTTCCTCCTTTTGTCAAAAGAAAACCGGACAGCAATAAAAACAAGCGGGAAAAGTGCACGTAATTTTGTGATGTGAATAAAAATCAGAAAACAGAAGTTGCGCGAATGCTTTATCTCAGCACCGATAAAACACAAAAAGAAATTTGTGATATAGTCGGTTGGACTGAAAAAACTTTTACTGAACAAAAGCAAAAAAATAACTGGAGCGATATGCGCGACACTAAGGGTTTGACTAAACAGCAAATCATTTCCTTGCTGCACACCCAAACCCTGAAAATTGTTGAAGCTGCCAAAATTGAAAATAGGTTGCTTAGTGCGCGTGAAGTAGATTCTATTGCAAAGCTTGCTGCATCCATAGATAAACTTGAAAAGAAAGCAACTATTGAAACCTACATAGAAGTATTTGAAGAATACATCAAATGGCTCATGCCAATAAACCTTGATTTTGCACAGCGAAATAACAAATATCAGGATTTATTTATCCAAAACAAAATTACAAGTCACACCCCTTAATCCTCTAAAGGGGGCAATCTCACAATGAAAGTCAGCAAGGAAAACATAAAACGATGGCAGGGGGTTTGTGCGAAAGTGCAACAACAAACTGTTTTGAATGGTTTTGAAAGCGAAGCTGAAAAAGCAGAACGGATTGAGAAAGCAAAAAATGATTATTCGTTTTTTGTTGAATATTATTTTCCGCACTACGCAAAAAACAAGTGTGGACAATTTCAGATTGATGCTGCCAACGAAGTTGCCCGGAATATAAAAGTAAGAGCTTTGTTTGAATGGGCACGCGGTCATGCGAAAAGCACACATTTTGATTTAATGATTCCGCTTTGGCTGAAAATCAGGAATGAATTGAATGTCATGA